TGATTTTTAGGATCAATTTTATTTATAATTTCTTGCTGCGAGTTTACAAGTTTTTTTAATCTAACTTCTGCTCTAGCTTTTATATTGTTGTCAACGTTTGGATTTCTGTTATCGTCTTCTGATATTAGAGTAGAAGCTCTGGCTTCATCGATAGAAATTTCATTTCCAGACGATTTTACATTTTCTAATATTTGTGCTATTTCTATTTCGTGGTCTGCAAATTTAATTAAATCATGTAACTGTGCTCCTTCTAATTTATCTCTAAGATCAACCCTAAGATCCTTAATTTCATTTAATATCTCATTTCTTTGAGTCAAAAGCTCAACATTAGTTGTGCCTTTTTCAATTTCGGTTCTAATCTTTTCGTCAACAATAGCAAGGTTTGATTGTAGTTGCTTATAGTTTGTATTTCTATCTAACATCGTACTTTCAATTTGACCCTCTACGATTTCCTTTGCAGCACTTCTTTTTACATGCTGTCCTGCTGCACCTAATGCTGTTGAGCTGAAAAGTGACGAAAGACCTGCATTTCTAGCATCATCTACATATTGTCTAAAAGAAACCTCCCTAGTACCAAATATGTGATCAACTGCATTGTTTTCAATAGAAATCAAAGATTCTTCTAAACTTTCTGTTCTCAGGGCTTTTCCAAACACGTTTCCATAGGAAGCTACAAAATTTCTCCTATATTCCTTTGCTGCTTCCCTAAATGCTCTTGGTGTCATTCCAGGCTTTGCAGTTTTTGTTAAGTCTCTGAAATACTTAAATGTAAAAGCGTATGTAGTAGCTACTTCTAATGCTGCTTTTGAAGCCGCTACTCCTCTTTGTGACAAAGCGCTTTGATCTAAATAAGCGGCTAAAGAATGTGGCACAGCTTGACCTCCTTGTCTAAGCTCTTCTGCTAATTTTTGGTTTTGAGCTGAATCATCTATACTACTTCCGTAAGCATTTAATCCTATAGCTGCTAAACCAACCGCAGGATTCATCATAAACAAACCAATGTATAAAAGACTTTCAAATGCAGCGTTTATTCCTTTAGTAGCAAATTCGCCAACAGATTCAGAATCTGAAATGGATCCAGATAATTCAGGACTTACACTTCTTATGTTGTTTTGTGCGAATGTTCTAAATTCGTCAAATATTGTATCGTAATGAGCAGCTGTTTTGTCGCTTAGAGGATTCGCTAAAAGCAAACCAATGTCAAAAACTGAATCTCCTGCATTAGCAGTTAGTTCTGGTACAGAAGCAAATAATCTGGGAAAAGTTGTTCTCAAATAATATTCAACCATACCTCCAATGCCTTCGCCCATAGTATTTGTTTTGAGCTTTTCTGCAGCTTTTTTTGCAAAATAAGGTTCAAAACCTTGCATTGGTGTTCCTTCAAAAGAATCTGGTCCTTCTGTCACTTCTATATTTACATCACCATTCCTTATAGCAAAAATCATGTCGAAATCTGTTGTCAACTTTTCCAACTCAGATAAACTTGATGGTCTTCCATCAATTTTTATTGATTCAAACTTCAAATGCTCCGCATTTAAAATACCACTATCAAAATAATTTCTTACTACATTACCCATATACGGAACCTCTTTTACCGCTTTAACAAGTCCACCATAATTATCGGCAAGATTTTGAAATTCTCTTGTTAAACGATTTTTATTTCTCTGTTGTTTCGTAAGGGTGTTTTGTAAAGTATTTATTTCATTTTTTATCTGACTATATAATGGATTTACTCTACTGGTCATACCTGTAGGACCGTACCCAAAAGTCACATTTTCTGTAATAGATTTTGGTGTGTTAGATAAAAGCTCTTTTTTTTCTGTTAATTTTTCTAATATGTCTATAATTTCAAATGGCTGTTTTAAATAATCTTGTTCCATTTTACCCAAAGTCATTACGGGATCATTTTCATATTGAATTCCATAAATTCTTTCAGGCTGTACATAATTAAGAGCGCCTCTCATCCAATCCTGAAGCTCCATTGATTTTACTCTCATAAACTCTTTATTGGGCGCTTTTGGAAAAACTGGGTTTTTTACGTTTGCACTAAATTTTTCTAAATCTAATGTGAAAGGTTCTGCTATTGCAGGATGTGTGATAATTACTTGGTCTTTGAAACCAACACCAGTTTGTTTTACATCAAAGTCAAATCTAGAATATTGCTTTTTGAAATCTTCCTCAAATTTAGATTCACTTTTATCGTATATAAACTCAGCAGTAATTCCAGAAAACATTTCATTCATTTCTTGAGCATTAGCTCTGTCATAAAAATCCGCTGTGTATTTGCTGCTAAAAGCAGTATTACTTCTTAATATTTTTTCAAGCTCTTGTGGGTCTCCTAGTGCTCTATTACTTCCTACCCCTTGATAATAAGATTCGCCTGGTGATTTGCCTTTGTGTTCAAAAACTAGAGGTATTGCTGCCCATGTTTTTGCCAGCCCTAAAGCAAAATCCTCATAACCCTTACCCTCAAGGTAATCTCTATAACCAGATCTTTTCAACAATTCCAAACCTAATTTATCTTGGTTAGTAGGACTATATAGCTCTTCTTCAGACATTCCAGAGCTTTTCATCATATCTTTTAAAGTTTCAGGCTTTATCTGATATCTACCTACAGCTTTATTTCCATGTGTTGATTGCCAATCTAAAACACCTTTTAGAGTCATACTCTCAAAATCATGTTGAGGCGCTCCTTTTATAAGAGATCCTTGGTAAGCATTATAGTCCCCCCTAGATTCTAAATCGGCTATATAGTCAAGATAAAGTTTTGTAGTTTCCTTATTTTTTTCGAATAAGTCCAAAGAAGAATCTTTTTCCTCTGATTGTGAATCCAAATCCAAACTGTCTTGATCCAGAAACGAAGTGACTTTTGAATTTTTTTTTTCACTATCATCAATTGGAGGAGGAAGCTGGTCGTAGTAATTATATAGTTCTTGAAGTGCGCCAGCGTTTGTTATTTGATATTTAAATCCATCATTAAACTTACCCACTAGTAAATCAAACTGACCTGTGTCATAGAGATCTTTATTATTTTCCCTAATTTCATTGAGTCTATCTTGAATTTTTTTGTTACCTCCGTTTGCCATAATTATTGTACGTTAAGTGGGGTTTGTAACATTTGTGACTCTCTAACTGTTTCATAAAGAGCTCTCACTGCGCTTATGTTTGGTCTTGATATTTTTCTCCTAAATATAGTTTCAAAATTAGGTTGTTTTCTACTGATCAACTCCACCAACTGAGTAATCTGTGCTCCTGAAATCGCATCGGATGTAGATAGAAAAGTTTCCTTACTAGTTTCTGTCTCATTAACGTCTTGTTGAGTCATGGATCCTTGTATAGGCATAGGGCCAGATGATGTCTGTGTTTGTTTTTGAACTCTAGCATTAAT